TAAGGTACGTAAGATATGCAGATGATATTCTGCTGGGATTTATCGGACCTAGGGAAGAGGCTGAACAAATTCGATTAGAAATTGAAGAATTCCTTTATGAAGAACTAAAATTAGAGCTATCTAAAGAGAAAACTTTAGTTACTAACGCGGCTAGTGGTTCATCCAAATTTCTTGGTTACGAAATATCAGTAAATAAGTGTGATATGAAAATTACAACTAATAGAAGATCAATCAATGGCAATGTCAGGTTGCGTATACCCAACAATTATGTCAAAGAAAGATCACGATTCTACATGAAAGGAAACAAACCCATACACAGGGCCGAACGTATTCACGAATCAGATTATGGCATTTTATGTCAATATCAATCTGAATATAGGGGGTATGTGCAATATTATTGCTTAGCAGAAAATCTAGCGAATCTCAGTAAATTGCATTGGATTATGCAGAGTTCATTACTTAAAACTTTAGCTAATAAACATAAATCCTCGGTGAGGAAAGAGTCTAGAAGGTTAAAGACAACAGTGATAACGAATGAAGGCCCAAGAAAATGTCTTGAGATAAAATTAGTCAGAAAAGATGCTAAACCGCTTACGGCACGTTTTGGTGGAATTCCTCTAAGTGTAAAAAGTAACGTAATAATAAAGGATCAACAAATAGTTAGGGCACGGTTAGGGCGTAATGAATTAGTTACAAGGTTAATGGGGCAAACATGTGAGCAATGTGGCTCGAATGATAACATTGAAGTTCATCACATAAGGAAACTATCTGACTTAAAAAAACGAGGAAGAAAGGAAAAACCAGACTGGATGAAATTGATGTCATCAATGAATCGTAAGACTTTGGTCTTATGCAGAACATGCCACAGAAATCTTCATGCTGGCCGTCCTATGCAATCGATGCACGAAACAAGTAACTGGAGAGCTGTATGATGGGAAACTATCACGTACAGTTCGGAGGGGGGTTGTTGGAAAAGGGACCAAATTGTCACCTCGCTAGCTTCCTACCCTACTGCCGCACGGGCGCAGATAAACCACGCTGCTAATCTTAAAGCCATTAAGGTAGAGATTGCCGTTATAATAAAAGTGATAACCGGGTGGCCATCTCTAATAGCCGCAAAGAAAGCCGTAATTACAGGTAATATCGGAACAAGTACGGAAGTGATCAAACCGGTTAGCACCGCCTGTAGTTTTGCCAGCTCCTCGTTAAACTTTACCATTGCTACACAATCTTCGCAAGACAAAGAAACGCCCAGCTTTCTGGCTTCTTCCTGAAACTTCTTTATACCGCTGACTCCCTGCTCAAGCAGAGGCAGTAAATTAGCTCCCTCAGCGCCAAACAGTTTAACGGCAAGCTGCGACCTGTCAGCGCTATCGGTTACTCTGATTAACTGCTCAGCAATCAGTGCCAGCTGCTCATCCGGTGCTACTTCGTTTAACTCTTTGGCTGACAGTCCAAGCAGGCGCAAAGCTTCCGCTGCCTCACCCGTACCTTTTGCCGTACCAGACACACGGGCTGACATTTCCACCATAGCGGAGGTTAGGGTTTCAAATTCCACTCCGCATTTTGAAGCAGCATATTTTAGCTCTGACAGGTTTTGTGTACTGATATCCAGCTTGGCTGAAAGCCTGCCAATCTCTGCTCCGCTATCGATTATTTTCTTCAAGGCAGCTGTGCCAAAAGCAGCGGTGAGTGCCCCTCCAATCTTGCCAAAACCAAAGCTAATCTTGCCTAACTGCGTTTGTAGCTGTTTAAAATTCTGCTTGATCCTGCCAAACGCTTCTCTGGTCTTGTCAATACCTCGAAAGGTAACTCTGACTTCTTTGTTAGCAATCATCTTTTACCAATGCTTTTGGACTTTTCCTGTTTTACTTTTAAATAAGCCAGCCAGTGATGCCATTCTTCCACCGTTATCTGCTCGATTTCAGCGGCGGTCTTGCCTAAGTGCTCAGCTAAGGCAAACATGTTAAACAGCTCCGGCCGGCTGATTATTTTTTTTCTAGCACCTCTAGGTCACTACTGCCTGAATCCATAATAGCTGAGGCGACTCTGATAAGTACGTCAGGGTCAGAGCTTCGCATTAAATCCGGTTTATCGCTTCTCGTAAACAGGCAGTTACCCTCGCTGTCTTTGGCTTTCATAATCAGGGCTTCAACCATTAGTCCAAGGTCATCTTCTTTGGACATTTTATACAGGCGGTTTTTCTGCGCCAAAGTCAAAGGCGCGCAGTAAATATAGAGCGGGGTCTTCTCGCTCCCCCATTCGGGCACCTCAATGATCTTTGTTTCTCTTGCGTCAAAGTGCGCCCTTACTCTGTCCATAATGTTATCAGTCATTTATTCCCCCTCTGGTTGCTGTTGTTTAATTTTAGTCAAATTACCGTTTCCCTGAAAATTAAAGGAACTTTCAACCAGACCGTCAAAAGCGCCTTGTCTTGAGATATTGCTGACTATCGCCGTGCCGCTAAAATAATGCTTGTCGTTACCCACTCCTTCAGGGTAAAGCTTTAACTCTACTGAGGAGCCAAGTTTAAAAGCTCCCTGACCGTTTGCGTCTGTTTCATCCCAAAACGCCTCAATCGATCCTGACCAGCTCCTGATAGTTGCCAGATGCTTACGCCACTCTGTCCCGATAATACTGGCGTCAACCGTATCGCATACTTCTTCAAGTGACCATGATTTAACTTCGGCTATTTGGTTGTCACCTATTTTTACTATTCCTTCTGATCCCGCATGTGCTGCCATTTCTTTTTACTCCTTAATTAGTTATTTTATATGATGGTGTCCGGACTATCCTCACGGGTACGATAGAGCACTGAAAACACCAGACTTGCTACCGCTACCGGTTGGTCACCGTCACTGTTTAGGTTGATATTTGTAGATTCCAGCTTACAGTCTTTGTAAATCTTTGGCAGGTTTGGATCACGAAAAACCGTTCCTTCTACCTCCATAGCCAGATTATCAACTGCCACATTTGCGCCCGCAGCAGCTTTAGCGTAGCATTCAACGGTAATTTTAACGATCCTGTTTTGCGAGCGGGGCGGGCTGATGGTACCGGTTATAACTTCCTCACTACCTGAAAATATAATAATAGTCGGCAAAGCTCCCGCTTCCATAGAATATAACCTGCTGTCAAACACATTGATGCCTGCTGCTGTTTTGCCTTTTAAGGCACGGACAAAAGCCTGCCTTATCGATGTTCTCGCATGCGCCATTTTTTCCTCTTTTGTTATTGTTTTTCAAGTATCAGGGAAGCCCAGCCGCTGCCGTCCGGTTTTATTTCCACAATGCGAAAATTCTGCCCGTTAACGGTAAGTAAGTCGCCATATTCCGCCGATATCAGTGACTTTGCGGCGCATTCAAAAACCGGTCTGCTGCCGCTAATCCCTGCCATTCCGCCGTCTATTTCCAGATATTCGTTAGCTAAAATCCCTGTGACGAAATAAGGCTGCCCTTGGCTAGGTGTAACCTTTGCCTTTACTGCAAAGCCTTGTTCATCATCCAGAAACTCGCTAAAATCTTCCTGAAACGGCATGCGATTTTATATATAGTGCTTTCTATTGCCGTCCTGCAGATTCGTAGGGACGGGAAAGATGGCTTACTTCCTCAGTACTGCAAAGCTTTCCGCATGCCTTACCGCTATGTCGACATCCTGCATAAGACGGATTCTGATGCCGCCGCTTGTACCCAAGGTATAGGGGTCGACTAGGACGTCCAAAACTCCCCATTGGCCGATAATGAGATCACCGAAATTGCCAAACAGCAAAGTATCTGCCGGCATCTGGTTAGTGGTGCAGGCTCTGTAGCCGTTAAGGTAACCAAAACCGGACTCACCGCTAGCGTTTTCCCAGAGGAACTGCGCCGTATGCTCCGCTTTCTCAGTCTGTTTCAGTATACCGCGTAGCCTTGCGTTACACAAATAGCCAAGGCTGCCTATGTCGGCGTTTTTAGCGGCTATTTTGCTCTCAAGATCAACTATTTTGCCCCAGCTGATTTTATTGTCATCGGCAAAGATAACTGATTCTATACCTTTGGTTTTGAGTATGCCGGCAGGCTCGTTGCCAATACCGCTGCCGTTAATGGCTGCCCGATCAATCTCAAGAGCGATAACGGTGGCAAGGTCGTTTCTGACCAGATTTTCAATGTCAGGGCTGGATTGTAGCACCAGTTTTCGGGTAAAATCCGTATAAGCGGCGACGCTTCTTGGCGAAAGGGTAACCTGACCGAATGACTGCCGGCTATGCTCGGGACTTTTCCCCTCAGATACCCAGAAAGCGGTAGCCCCGCCTGTTTGCTTCGGTATCGCTACATCTCCTTGCAAGCCGCTCATGACCTTAGCCCCCATTTGCCCCACCATGATTTTATTGCGGAGCAGGTCGATAAAGCTGCCACTTTGGTAATCGGTACCAACCAGATATCCTCCGGCTGCGTTAGTCAGTTTTTGCAGATTACGTGACTCAAAACCCCGTTGTTCTATGACCACATCAAGAGGTACAAAAAAGCTCGCCGGCTCTCTGCCGATTCTTTTGGCGACTGCGTTTGACGCTTCTTTTTCCGGCTCTGCCTCGCTCCAATTGCCGGTAGAGGCTGCCCTAATTGCCCGCAAAATTGAGAAACTGCGTACTTCCTTATCGCTCATGCCAATTATTGCCTGATCAGGGGAGGAGGTATTGATTGTAGGGCAGTGGCTTAACTGCTCCAATACCTTCTGTCTGAAACTGTCTACAGATTTGTTTTCACGTATAAACTCCATCGCTGCCTCTCGCATATTGTGCCTGTCACCAAGGGCGATGATTTCAGATACTCTGTCAGTCTCATCCTGTCTGATTTGTGCCGGATTAAAGCCTGCATTTACTGTTGTCGATATAGTTTCTATATTATTTGATTCTGTGGTCATGTTGTTCCTCACATTAAAAATTGTCTGTTGTTCATTATTTTTTCTACCAATACCCACCGTATGGTCAG